ATTTTGAACAAGAATATCTCGATGCGTGTAATCGTTCCACCGATATCAATGAGCATCTACCAACACTTTCAGATTTAACCTCAGAATGTAAACACGTTACAGAACTTGGAGTAGGTTGGGCTCAAAGCACCAGAGCCTTCTTACGCCATGACATTACGATGCATAGTTATGAATATATGCCTCAACCAGGAATTCAAGAGTTCTTTCAAGAGGCAAAAGATTCTGGTCGTAATGTAACACTACATATTGCAGATACCAGAAAAGTAGAAATTGAACCTACTGATTTATTATTTGTCGATAGTTTACACATCTATGAACAGGTACAAAAAGAATTAGAACTTCACGCAGATAAAGCAAAGAAGTATATTGTATTCCATGACACAACATCATTTGAAAATAATGGTGAGTTTGGTGGTCGAGGTATCTGGCCAGCAATTCAAGAATTCATTGATTCACATACTGAATGGAAATTAAAACATCGTTACACTAACAATAATGGTTTAACGGTGTTGCAACGTGGATAATATATCTTTTTTTCACATGGCTTCGGTTTATCCGAAAGCGACCACAGAAATAGTTAAGAATGCTAGATTGCATCATCCTAACGAATATTATTTTTTGGGTGTAGATAACACATTTAGTTATCAAATGGTGGCCGATATCTATGAAACTGATTATAAATTCTATCATACTAAACTTGGCGGACCAAAAGAAGATTATGGTTATTGTTTAGATGGCACAATAGAATTTTTAGATAGATTCAAAACTGCTTGCCTTTCATCCAAATCATCACATATAATCATGATGGAAGATGATGTTCTAATTACTAAACCTATCACAGTTAATCCCGATTGGGAACACGCTTGTGCTGACACAAAGATTGGCAATCATATTCCTGAAACGGTACTTTCGATGATTGAAATACATTGTGGAAAAAGACCAACATTCACACAATATGGTGCAGGTGGAGGTGCAATATTTAAAGTATCGACATTCTTAGAACATTATGATAGTAATATTGAATGGTTCAAAAAATACTTTGACATGATTCAAATGGTTTATCCAACGATTGGTTATATCGATTGTTTTATGAATGTATATTATTGGCTGGCAGGTAAAGATTACTCAGTTAATCCTCATCGTGCAGATACACATAATCATCAACCAGGATTTGATTATGAAACCTTTATAAGTAATCAACCACCTGAAATTGAAATTATTAACAACTATAAGAAGTATTATTATGAATGATATTACAATTGTAACAGCTTTCTTTGACATTGGCCGTGGAGAATGGAGTCCCGATAAAGGATTACCACACTACTTACAAAGAACAAACGATACCTATCTACAACGATTTGGTCATATGGCCAAACTTGAAAATGATATGGTTGTTTACACATCTAAAGAATTTGTGGATGATATCAAGTTTTTAAGACAAGATAGACCCACAACAATCTTAACGCTTGATTTTCCCAACAGTTTTGAAAAACTCAGAGAAGCAGTTCAAAAGGTTCAAAAAGATCCTGAATATCAAGCCAAAATAAATCCCATGCAAGTAAAAAATCCAGAATACTGGAATGCTGACTACGTTGTTGTTAACGCCCTCAAATCATCTTTTGTCAAAAAGGCAATTCAATCAAATTCTATCGATACAGATTTGGTCGCTTGGTTAGACTTTGGTTATTGTCGTGATGAATCTACACTTAACGGCGTGAAATTCTGGCAGTATCCGTTTGACAAAGAAAAGATTCATTTCTTTAATATTAAGGATTGGGTTGAAGGAACATTCATCCAAGATGTTATCTCAAATAATGATGTTCACATTACTGGCCCCTGTATTGTTGCAGACAAGAAGAATTGGCCGGTACTAGAAGCATTAGTTTATCATTCACTTGAAGAACTACTCAAAAGCAATTTAATTGATGACGACCAAACTTTATTATTGATGTCTTATTTACAAAAACCAGAATTGTTTGAATTACATCGTGTATCAAACCAAGATTGGTTTGTTGCCTTTAGAGATTATAATGCTGATACAAATTAATTGTACCGCCAATCTTGGTGATTTCTCTAATGCACTACCTGTCATATCAGGTATCTCAAAATACATCAATGATCCAGTAGACTTGATTATTTGTGGTGAAATGCGTAAGTTTGTTGGTATCAAGGAGCTTCTATTGTATCAACCATGTATCAAGTCAGTAGAATTCGATGATGAGGTGTTTTTCAATGGTGCAATGAATTTAAGTTCTTGGACTCGGATGGACCAAGAAGATAAAAACAGGCCAATTGAAACTTGTCGTTATGAAAATTGGGTCAATGACAATTACAGAATGATGTTTGAAGTTGATGATGACTTTGAATTGTTGGTAAGACAAGATGAACCGGTAGAAGATATGCCCAACAAGCATATTATTGGTGACAGATGGAATCATCCAACAATTGACACACGAAGAAAAACACAAGTAGTTAAAGATGGCGTCAATCCTGATCCTGAAAAAGTTTTTTATTTGGATTATAATGAATCACTAATGCATAATCTTAGTATCATTAAAAATAATCCTAATCCATTTATTACTACTTTTACAGGTATTGGTATTCTTGCCGATTTAATGAATAAAGAAACTATCGTATGTTGGGATGAAGATATGAGAATGTGGGATGGACATCCCGTTGAATATGACTTCATTCGACATTATTATGGTGACCGTAATTCTAAACTGGTTTATGTCAAAGATTTGGTAATATGATTCTCAATATCAAAAAAGGTACTTTTGGTGATTGTATTCGTAATGGTGACTTGATTGCTGTTGCAAATGTCGTTGAATATCTTAGATTAGAAACTCCAGATTTAAAATTCTACATTTATCCTGATGCTATGGCTCAGGCACAATATAATAGAGAATTTTATTCTTGGATGTTGAAGAATACAAATTACTTCTCAATTTCACCTGGTGAAAAAGACTTAAATTGGTCTAGGGTTAATCTGTGGGACTTCCGTGATATATCTGGTGACTTAGTAAAAATTCACAATCCACTCATTGAAGAAAAGAAGATTGTTATTTGTCCACTATTTGATGCGCCATATAATACTTACCGAAACTGGCCAAGGCCTGTTTTTGAAGATTTATTGGACCACTATGATAAATCATTATATGATGGATATGAAAAAGTAATACTTTCACCAAAATCTGAGTGTTTTAAGACAGGTTGGACACATAGCATTGGTTTCCTAAACAACCTACAACATATTATGACTGCCGAAATCTTTATTGGAGGAGATACTGGAACCAGTCATTTTGCATGGGCACTTGACAAGTCACCTAAAACTATGATATACTTGAACTCCAGTAGAGGTTTACTGCATACTTTGCCGTTTTATTTATTACAAGGCAAGGGTACCACTAAAACCTATTGGTTGGATTTCGAAGGATCCAATTTTCAGTAGACTATGTATCGAAGCCAATCTTTCTACGTTTTGGACCAGAAAGGTTGGATGTTGTATAAATAAGTAAACCAGGCAACCATAGTGTGTTGCACTCTAGAAGGAAAACAATGAAATCATTTATTAGCTTTTTAAAAGAAGAAACTGAGTCCAGTTCTGAACTCAAGCACATTCATCATGCTGAAGATAGGCCGTTAATGCACGGCCATGCAGGTTTTGAACACGCTCACGAAGCACTCTTAAAAGCCCACGCTCATATGACAAATGGTCATAAGAACACCAACCTGACAATGAAATATGATGGTTCACCATCCCTTGTTTTTGGTCACCATCCTAAGAATGGTAAATTCTTTGTTGCAACCAAATCAGCTTTCAATGCAAATCCAAAAATCAATCATACTGATAAAGATATTGAAAAGAACCATGGCCATGCTCCTGGTTTAGTTAAGTCACTCAAACACGCACTCAAGCATCTACCAAAGGTCACACCAAAACATGGTGTATTCCAAGGTGACCTGATGCATCACCAAGATACAGAGAAGTTGCATGAGGGTTATGTGGTTGAGGCCAAAGAAGGCAAGGTATCTTTTACACCTAATACCATTACATACACCGCACAGGGTGACGAAGCCAAAAAGATTAAAAAATCTAAAATTGGTGTAGTTGTTCATCATCAATATAGTGATGACATGAAACACGCTTCTCCTCATGTTGATACAAGTAAGTTTAAAGAGCATCCAGATGTTCATATTCATGGTGCAGAACACGATACGAGTAAAGTAACCCACTCACCGGCCAATGAAAAGTCATTCCAGAAACACATGGCTGCTGCAAAAGAAATCCATGACACACATGGTCACAAAATGTATGATTCGGTTCATCCAAAACATAGTGGAGAAACTGGTCATCTGTCCACATATATCAACCATACAGTAAGGCATGATGAAGTGCCTAGCGTTAGTGGTTTTAAGTCACACATCAAACGAGTTCATGATAAACTGGCCTCTAAAGTTTCTACTGAAAAGTCCAAGAATGAAAAAACTGGTGAAGGCAAAAAACAAATTGCTCATGTTGAGAAGAATAAAGAACACTATGGTAACTTATTCTCAATGCACCACCATTTGCACCAAGCCAAGAACGCTTTGGTGAATTCATTAGAAACACATGAAGGCAGATACGAACACCATATCGATGGTAAGAAATCTAAACCTGAAGGATTTGTGGTTCATCATGACAATCAACCAACCAAATTGGTTAATCGTGCAGAATTTGCTAAACAAAATTTATTGAAAGTAAGAAAATGATAAGTTTTAAAGGGTATTTACTGGAACAAATTAAAAAAGGATTTCATTCTTTTTTTCATCCTACCAAAGGAATGTATAAGTTAAGTCATGATGCTGAAAATAATGTATATCATGTCCATAATAAATTTGGTGATTTAACTCATTCACTTTCTGGTCATTTAACTCCAGATGAAATTTCTAAAGAATTAAAAAAAGACCATGGTATGATTTTGGTTGATAAATTGCATGAAGAACGATTGGATGAACTTGCTAAAAAACCAATGACGGCTGCAGCAAAAGATTCTTCAACAATCAATACACACCGTGGTGGTTACAATGAAACTCAATTAGCCAAACACTTAAATGGTGGAAAATACATCGATAAAGAGCATCAAGAGTTAGATAAACACCACAAATCAATATTGACAGGACATGACAAAAAGCATGGTACAAATGAAGTAAAGAAACAAGAAGATAGAGCCAAAGAACAACACAAAGTTTTTGTTGACCATGCCAAAAAATCTGGTTACGAAGGTGTTCATGAAGTTCATTTAACGCATAAACCTGGTGATATTGAAAGAAAAACAGGTATCAAAGCCTCACAACAAGAAAATCCATCGGATGTTGTTGTTAAATTTCATAAAAAACCAAAAACAGCTACTCATCATTACTTGGGTATATCTGCTAAATCAAGTAACGTCAGTAAGATTGGATTCCACAACGGTGGTTCTAAATCTGTTGGTAATTTTTTAAGTAAACATTTAGGATAAAAATATGAGCGAATATGATATCCACGGTCACGTTGAAAAACGCCATTTAGAGTTTATGAAAAAACACGGCTTAGGAACCAACAAAGCTGCAGCTGTAAGGACAATTAAAGGTCCTAAACATTTGGATGCTGATAAAAAAGTAGAAAATCCTGATTACAAAAATAGTGAATTATATCATGCAGCTGGTGACCATGCAAGAAAAATTAATAACGAAGTTAGAGATAAACTGCACAAAGGTTATTCTAAGATGGCACATAGCCACCATGAAGAATTAAAGCATCACCTTTTGAGTACCTATATTAAAGGTAATTCAGAACACTCTCTGCCTTATGTTAAAGTTCATGGCCAAGGTGGCCACGATAAAAAAGCCAAAGCTACTGTTAGTGATCCTTCAGATAACGATACCTATCACAAAATTAGAAATGCACACCATTATTCTTTCCATAAAGGTGGTGCAGCTAATATCAATGTTCATGCACACGAACATGAACACGATACAAAAGGTTCTAAAGTTTTTACCATACAAGCCAAACATAATAATGGTCCATTGACAAACATGAAAACGGTTGCATCTTAAAATATGAAAAGTTTTTTAGATATACTTGAAGAAGAAAAGAGTGGTGACAAACACCATGTGATGGCGTTTGGCCGCATGAATCCTCCAACCACAGGTCACCTCAAGGTGATTGACAAGGTTAAAGAGATTGCACATAAGCACAACGCAGAACATTCTGTTGTGACTTCACATTCACAGGACTCCAAAAAGAATCCGTTAAGTGCTGCACAAAAAGTAAAACATTTAAAAAGATATTCTCCAGGTACTCACTTTGTATCTTCTTCAAAAAAAAGTCCAACATTCTTATCTCATGCAGCAGAATTACACAAAAAAGGTGTAACTCATCTTCACATGGTTGCTGGTTCAGACCGAGTTAAAGAATATAAAGAGAAGTTACACAAATACAATGGTACACATGAAGGTGCATTGTATAATTTTAAAAAGATTACTGTTCATTCCGCTGGTCATCGTGATCCAGATTCGGAGGGTGCTGCAGGTATGTCCGGCACTAAGATGAGAGAACACGCAAAGAATAAAGATATTAAGTCATTCAAACAAGGTGTTCCTTCTCATGTTTCAGATACTCATGCAAAAGAACTCATGCATGATACTCGTAAGGGTATGGGTCTACATGAAGATATTGACCGTGGGTTATTCAAGGCAATCTTTGTGACTGGTGGTCCAGGTTCAGGTAAAGATGTTATCATCCGTGAAGCAATCGCAGAAGGCCGTGCCACAGAATTAAACTTTATCCAAGCAAGAGATTACTTGGGTGACAAACAGAAGTTATCAGAGCAATCGAAAGATTTCCGTAGAGAGGCTATCCGTAATCGTGGTCCACTTATTATTAATGGACCTGCGGATGACAACGAAAAGATTGCTCAAATCAAAGAAGAATTAGAAGAACTTGGTTACGATACCATGATGATTTTTGTTGATACTTCCGATGACGTTTCCAAAGAAAGAAACTCATTATTGAGTAGGATGATGGTGGAATCAGTCCGGCAGGATAAATGGGCTAAGTCACAGAGGAATACTAAATATTTCACGGAAGCCTTTAATAATTTTGTTCCTTTTGACAATACTGGTAAGATTGATTGCAAAGAGCAGGATATCCACGAAGTATATGGATTCACTAATGAATTTTTAGATTCGAAAGTGACAAATGAAACGGCTTTGGGTTGGTTGGAAACCAATCATAAGTCACATATTAATTTTAAATTAGATAGATTATTTAAGGAAGAAAAGAATGCTAAAATTTCTAATAGGTTTATTCAAAAAATCAGAACCCAAGGTTCAGGTAGAGGCGACAGCAAAAGCAAGCGTTTCCTCAACGACAACAACAGTCCAGACCAACAGCTTGTCAGAAAACTCGGCAAGCAAGATGACGTCCGGGACGGAGATGTTGCCAGTAACTCCGGTTACACCTTCCGCACCTACGAAAACACCAGCGAAGCCAAGGAGCCCACGGTCCAAATCCTCCCCCAAGCCAAAGAGCCCAACTTCCAAAAGGACAAAGAAAAAGTAAAAGCTCAAAAGAACAAAACTTTTAGTGATGTTTTTGGTGGTGCAAAGAATCAAGGTACTGGTGTAGGACCAACATTTAATGGTCGTGCAGGTTTGGCAGCAGGTTTGGGTGACCAAACTTATAGCGAACAAAAAGAGTTTAGTAGATTTAGAAAAGAAGCGATAGATGATCCAGGCGCCTATGACATGGGTGTGGGTGGAACTTTAGGTGGTTCTACTAATAAAGAACCATTGGTAACACCAAACGATAACAAGATTCGTGCAACCGATATTATAAAAAAGAAAAAGAAATAAACGGAGAAAAAAATGTTTTCATCAAGTAAAGTAAGCCAAGCAATGATTGACGCTGTTAATAGCGTTTTAAGTCAAACTAAACCGGAACCAGTTCAGGAAGTTAAAACTCCAGAAGAAGGTGGTAGAGTTCCTTTTGCACCAGCGACACCAGTTACAACATTGACAGAAGCTTCTGAGAAAGTGCCTACACCAACAGGAATGAAAGTGTATGGTTCTTCTTATGGAAACTCTAAGAAAGCTCGTGCTGACCAAACTAAATCTTCCGTTGATACACTCAAAGGTCCTAAGGACAAAGAAATGAAAGAGGCTGCAAAGCCAGATTTCTTAGATATGGATAAAGATGGTAACAAAAAAGAATCCATGAAGAAAGCTATTGCTGATAAAGGCATGAAAGAAGAATTAAAAGGTAATCAACACAAGATTGATGCCAACAATAATGATAAGATTGATTCTCAAGATTTTGCTATTCTCCGTGGCAAAAAGAAAGTTAAAGAGAGCCTTTCTTTTGCTGACCGACTTTTGGAAACAATCCGTAAATCTGATGTGCCAGCTTATCTCCGTAAAGCAAAGGGTGACACACCATTAACTGTTGCTGATGTTAAAGGTCCTAAGAAAGATTCTATCTCTGCTCCTGAGAACCTTGCAAAGAACCGTAATGAAGAAGTTGAATTGACCGAAGAGCAACTCGATGAAATGATTAACGAAGTCCTTTCTAAGGATGCGGATGCTGGTGATTATATTCATGATTTTATTCATTCTAAGAATCCTAAGTTTGCTGGTAAATCTAAAGCAGAACGTAAGAAGATGGCTCTTGGTGCTTACTATGGCGC